TTTACACCCAATATGAAACCATTAAGGTCAAAATAAATGATGGCATTACTTCTGTTTATGGCCTCCATCCTACTCAGTAACTCTTCCTTCGATAGGTTTTTCACAGCCCTTATAAATTTTTTTGATTAAGGTTAAGAGTATCTATTTTTTCTGAAGATAATTCGGAAGAATCTAATTTTTCAAAAATTGATGAATCTGAGTTTACTGTAGTAACTGTCTTTTTTTTACCCCAAAAGTTTTTTTGGGTTTCAATAAAGACAGTATCAATTCTATATATGATTTTCTCACTTACAACCTTCAGTTTATTTTCTAAGGTCAATTTTTCTGTTTTAAATTTTTCAACTTCTTTATTCAGATACTTAATTTCTGTCACAATTTTTATTACTTTATCTTTTGTAATTGAGTCTGTCTTTTTTCCCAATGTATCTACTGTCAATAAGTGTTTTTCACTATTCAAAATCAAAGTATCAAGAGCTTGTTGAGTATTTTCATTTTCTATCTTTTGAGAACATGAAACCAAAAGAGAAAATAATATTAGTGTTTGGAGTTTTTTCATGAGAATACGTTTAGATAACTTATTTTAGTTGATTTTACCTAATTCTTGCAATACGGTAATTTTAGAAACTGCTGCGGATAGTGCACTATCAGACCTCCTTAATTGTTGAGTAAGAGCATCTATTTTAGTTTCCAAAACCTCGATTTTTTTCCCTTGGTTCTGAATTTGGTTATTGTAGTTAATTTTACCATCAACGTAGAGATATCCAATTGCAATTATTACAATAAATAATAAACCTTTAACTGGTTCTTTTGCAAATTCTTTAAAGGAAATTGGGGGTTTAATTGCTCCTGTAACTGCGTCTACAGTTTTTTTTGATGTTGCCATTTCTTGAATATTTATTTTAATACCAACAAAGCAACCTAAAAGCTAAAAAAAAACTTTTAGATAGTATCTTGGTTATTATAAATATATAAATTAGTAGTATATTTGCTAATAATGTATAAATTTTACCTATGTCAATATTAAACGAAGCCGATAGAATTAAACAAATAATGGGAGTTGATGAAACCCCAAAAATGAACGTTAATCTCAAAAATGTCGTACAAACTTTAGAATTTTTGAAATTATATAATACTTCTATTGAAAAAATGCTAATAGACCTTTCTAATTTGGCCAAAGAACAGATAATAGATTTTAACATGTTAGAGAGAGGTCTGAGAAAAATACTACTAAAGAAGGGTGATAAAAACAAAAACGTTAAAGAATACTTTGGTAAAGTAATAAATTCTCTGAAATACAGAGACAGAAGTGGTTATGGAGTAGAACCTGAAAGTGAAGATTATGAGTTTGAAGTAGAAGAACCATCGATTGTCCCAAAAAAGGTCTACAGAAAAGAGCTATACTATCTACAGGTAGAACTACTCAAACTTCAAGAGTGGTTAAGGAAAACAGGTAAAACTGTAATTCTTGTTTTTGAAGGTAGAGATTCTGCAGGTAAAGGTTCAAGTATAAAAAAATTTGTGGAGAATCTCAATCCGAGATATTACAACGTGGTTGCCTTGGGTATTCCAACTCCTGAAGATAGGAAAAATTGGTGGGATAGATACAAAAGAGAAATCAAACCAGGTATGATAAACCTATTTGATAGAAGTTGGTATAACCGTGGTTTAGTTGAGCCCGTCATGGGTTATGGTTCTCCCGAGGAGTATGAAGATTTTATGGAGAATGTTGAAAACTTTGAAAACGACTTAGTCAAAGAAGGTGATTACCTTTTTAAATTGTGGTTTTCTATCGACAAACCAACACAGGCAAGAAGGTTTAAGATGAGACAACAATCACCTCTAAAATATTGGAAGTACTCACCAAATGACTCCAAAATGCAAGATTTATGGGATAGATTTACCGAGTTTAAAGAAAAGTTGTTTGATAAAACATCAACAGTAAATCACCCTTGGGTTATTATTGATGCTGAAGACAAAAGAATTTCTGGTTTGAATGCAATAAGATATATCCTAAAAAATATACCGTATTCGAATAAAAACAAAGAAATTTTAGATGTTGAATATCCCGAAGTAGTAACGGTTTTGAAACCTTAATCTTCTTTTACTTCGGAAATAATAATATTGTTTATTTGACTTGAAAACCAAGTGTCCAAAAGAATCAAAATTAAATGTGTTTGTATTTCTTCTATGGAATGAGGGACTGCGGCAATCAAATTTATCACCAACCAAGAAATGACCTTTATTCCTAAATAAATTCTTACTAATGTTATCAAAACAGCAAAGATTGTCTGTAATCTCATAATACAAAAACTAAAACTATTTATTAGAAAAATCAAGTTATGGGTAACCTCAGAGAATTAATAGAAGAGGCTTTGGACAGTTATAAAGAGCCTAGTTTAATACTTAATCAAGACGTTGAAGTTTCAGATGAATTAAAATATCATATTGAAAACGATATTTCATTAACAAATAATGTTTTTAGATATTACAGTCAAAAGTATTTTGATTTGATTAACGAAGTTAGGTCACTCTATGAAAACGGTATGATTCAATTAAATGAAGAAGACTTGTTGATGGTAGAATCAGATACTGGAAAAACTGTGGAGGTAGATGGTGAAATAATTTATTTAGATACTCCGTATTTACTCGAAGATAATGACGAACATCAAAATTTGATGGAAGCAAAACACAGAGGAAAAAACGTAAAATTAGGTAAACCATTCAGAACTTCAGGTGGACCAAAAAAATTCGCAGTGTATGTAAAAAGTAAATCGGGCGGTATTAAGAAAGTAAGTTTTGGAGACCCAGGTTTAAAAGTAAAAAACAGTAACAAAAAAGCTGCAAAATCTTTCAGAGCAAGACACAGATGTGACCAAAAAAAAGATAGAACAACTGCAGGATATTGGAGTTGTAATGTTGGAAGATATGCCAAACAATTAGGTTTGTCCTCATCAAATAGATGGTAATTTATGCAAGAGTTCCCTTTTAAACAAGAAATTGAAGATAACAAGTTAATCAGGACATTTCTACCATCCGTTGATTCTGAAGAATTGAAATGGCATCAAGATGAGAAAGATAGAATTGTTACAGTAATAGAAGACGGAGGGTGGATGTTTCAAAAAGAAGATATGTTGCCAAACAAATTGTCAAAAAATCAAAAACTACAAATACCAAAATTTGTTTGGCATAGAGTTATAAAAGGAACCGATAAACTTGTGGTAGAAATTGAAGAATTAGAATAAATCTTCAATTTTGAATTTATCAATGAACGTAGGAAAAGCTTCCTTGTATGATTTTTGAGTTTCGTCAGACATTTTGTTTGTGTATTGCCAATTCCAATAGAAATCATCATTAGTTTTGAAACCGTAGAACGTGTGAACTTTTTTTTGTGTGTCAACAACATCCATACCTTTCCAGTTCTGACCAACACAGATAAAACCAGATTGTATATTTTCAACTAAATTAGACTCACCTAATGTTGAGTGTCTATTTTGAATCCATGTAAGCCTTTCGATAAGTTTTTGATAGAACATATTAGCTTGTCCCCATCTTACTGAACTAAAAAATATAACTGCATTTGAATCAAACAGTTCTTTCGTAATTTTCCATAATTCATCATCTTTTTCATTCAAAGATGCCCAACATCTGTGATATCCTGAGGGGTTTTTTGTATCACTTTTAAGTAACGATTTTTTCACACCACAACTATTACCTTCAGCTCTCGACACATTTCCTTCACAGGGGTAAATCTTGAGTTCAGGTACATCAATCAAAACAGCTTTGTCACCCAAGTATTCTTGAATAACCATTGCAAGGATAGTCGATTTTGGAATATCAATTTTATTAGGGTCCCAATTATACCTATTGGAACAAGCCAACAATAATACTTTATCCAACTTATCTAATTCAAGAATGGTGTTCTTGAATTTTTTATAGTTTCCTGTTGAATTGTTTTTCTCTGTAACGTTATACTTGTCAAAAAGTTCGTCTAATCTTTGCATACCAATATAAATATGTTGAGATATAATTATAAACCCCACTTTGAGGTGGGGTTATTCATTTATGCTCTCATTGTGGGTGGTTGAGGTACTGGTATAATTTCTGTAAGACTTCTAGCATGATATTCAGATAATTCCTGAGCTTCTTGAGATATATTGACATATGGTGGGATATATCTTGGATTTTCCACTACAACATCCAAATTACGTGGTTCTTCGGTTTCTTTAACATCTTCCATAATTCTGTACAACGAATTACATTCTTCAGCAACCTTAAAAAGTTTCTCCTGCGAGAGGTAAGACGCATTGGTTCTATTAGTTGTAACTATTCTTCTAATTTCAGGGAGTAGGTATTCATCTATATCAACTTCAAAAAAATCGCACCTATTATCTTGTTGGTTCCAAAATGAAATATCAACTAATTTATGTGAACATTCACCATAAAATGCGACTTTATATCCGGTTTCTTTATTAATAAAATAGACCAAAGTTCCTCTATAGAAGTATTTGAAAAAATAATCTTTTTCTCTTTTGAAGGTTGTACACCACTTTGTTGAAGAACCATACCTTAATGAAGATTGGAAACTAAGTGGTCGAACAAGTAACCATTTTTCATCCTCGAATTCTTTAATTACTTCATTTTCTAATTCCTTTTCTAATAGTTGAATTTCACTAAGTGAAACAGCACTCATAACATCATCAATTGTAGAATACTTTGTTAAATCTGAGTTTTGAATAAGTCCACGTTCGTTTAATTCCCTGAACTGAAGGAATGTATTAATATCACTGGGATTATAAAAGTTTTCGATAAGTCGGAACTTAATATATTTTGGGTTCAGTGGTTCCCCCGTGTCTAATTGATAAGAAGAAAGTTTCTCGTTGATTTCGTTTACATAACTTATTCTATCACGGCTACTGTTATTCTTTATTTCAAAGCTATGAGAATTAGATAAAACTTTACACAAAAGTTGGAGATACTTGTGACTTTGTGTCCCGTCGAGTTCAGAAAGAATATCGAGTAAGGAAATATCAAGGTGAGGAAATTGTTCTTTCAGTGTTTTTATTCTAGACATTTTTTTTCTTTTTTGTAATTCTAATCAATTTCAATTTATTTGTCAAAAGTAGTCAGGACAGGGCTCGAACCTGTGATGTGGTCTCGTAAAGAGAAGCATAACCAACTTTGCCTTACCGAGCTTGAGCCCGCTTACATATCCACTACCTGACTATTTTTACGGTTGTCTATAAATGTAGATTGTATCTACTACATTATTTTTTATAACTAACTTAATTTCGGGAACTATTAGTGTTGTTGATTCAATAGAATGGTCAATCAATACCCAATCAATTAACTCCCAACATCCCCAAATAATAAGAACAAATAATGCTCCTAACCAAATTAATGGTCTCAAATCGAAATTATAATCACTCATATATTTTTTATTTTATTCTTTAATTGTTGTATCTCTCGGTCAAGCTTACGAACCCTCCATCTTAAGTAATATACATGTAGGTACCTATAAATTTCAACTACTAAAAAAGAAATTACTACTACAGTTAATGCTAATGTTAATGAGTTCATATTTTATTTGTCATAGGTTTTGTTGTAGTATTCTTCACCATTTTTGTACTTTTCGTCCTTGTTCCAAGTACCCATATTATACGCCTCTTTTATCTGCTCCTTTTCCATTGCTTTGGCTTGTCTATACGCAGATACGCCTTGTTCAAAAGATGCAAATTCGTTGTCCATCTGCCATCTCCATAACCATTCTACTGGTGTTTGTTGTGCCATGGTTTATTTGTTTATTTTATTTTTTAATTAGTTCGTGTGCCATAGTTTATTTTTTTTGTATACAAATAGATAAATCGGTTATTCCGATTTTCCTACCATTTTGTTGGTTTGCCGTTTGTTGTATCATAACTTTTCGATTTCTTGTTTTACTTCTTACCAGTAAGATTTTGCCATTCTCCAATCACCACTATCAGACATTATACCCATAGACAATATCTCATCTACTGTTATTAATGCACATTTTTTTTTATGCTTCCAATTTTCAATACCCATAACCCATCCATCTGTTAGATTTATATATTTATTTACCAAGTCTTGTGCTTTTTCTTTTGGTGTCATAATTATCATTTTGTTGGTGTCAACGATATGATGCTCTACCATTTTGTTGACGTCACCAATATGGTCTGTTTGTTGTGACATAGTTTATTTGTTTTTAAGGTTAGGTATATCAATTTCAAACTTATAAATGCAAGTATGTTCTGCATATTTACTCATACTTAAAGCATAATTTTCTTGATATTCCTTTTGTTCAGATGGTATATTACACATCATTATGCCATTTGTATTCCAATGGACACATACATAAAGTGTTTTCTTAGTGCTGGAAGCTACTTCTTTTGCTTCTACTTTTTTTATTTCAATGTCTTTTTGTTGTGCCATAGTTTATTTATTTTATGCTATTCTATATCCTTTATACCCACAATCACAATGTACATTCTTTTGTGGTGGATTGCTTGTTAAGAAAGACATTGGATTACTATCCATTAATTCACGTCCACATTCAGGACAAGCAATACCATTTGGTTTTGGTTCATTAGAAAACATATTCACTTGGTTAAACCAAGCTTTCGAGTTATGCTCATCTAATGTTTTTAATTTCTTATGTTTCATAGTTTATTTGTTTTTAATTTTTAAACGTAATGCACCTTAGGTTCTAATTCTTTTTTTGCCTTTATAAAAACATTAGCTTCTTCAATGGTATCAAATGCTGCAATCCTAAAATGAGTACCAGCCCATACATCCCACCAAGATGGATTTTTCTTGTATATTTTTGCCTCAGCCCAAAGTCTACCGTTATGTTCTTCACAAACAAAATTCCATCTACCTTTGTAGTCTTGTCTTTCAATAATTCTGTATCGCATAACTTTTTTTTTAGTCTAATAAATAATCATTTATTTTATGTGTAACCATTTCACCAACTGAAAGCTCTGCAAATGTTGGATTAACAATGACAGAAGTGTGAGGATGATGATTTTCACATAAGTACTTCATTAATGGTCTTGCTGCTTCTATAAACTTTTCTTTCTTTTTTAGATATTCATTTTCTGTTGTATCATTAGATGCAACATCTTCTTCATTATGTTTATTTACCACCTTTTCTTCATAATGAGGAATGAAATGAATTTTAAGGCTTATCAATTGTCCGTCATCTTTCTTTTCCCAGGAAACACCAGCAACAGAACATAGATTAATGCCCATTTGGTTTGGTATGATTCCAACAGGTAGCGGACAATAATCTCCATTAACTATTTCTGTAGTTGTTTTATAAACTGAAGTCATAATATTTTTTGGTTGCCTATACACCATAAGGTTTTAAAACACAAAGTTATTTTTAGTACACGCTATTTAGATGCGTACTAATACTGATTTTTTTACCTACTAATATCCTACTGCCGTTTGTTGTGCCATAGTTTATTTGTTTTTAACGATTTTAATTAACTCATTAAGACAAGCAAGTTCTGCTTCTTCGTATGGTTTTTCCGATTCAAAAATGTGCATTACTAATAAACTAAGATGTGATAAATTATACTTCTCCCTAAACCACTTAAATGCTTGAGAAAATGTTGGTTGAGATGTGTAGGTAGAACTGTTATAGTTAACACCATAAAATTTTTGCTCATTTGTTCTTAAATCAGTGCACCTCATAGGAGTGCTACAATTGTCAAAAGCAAAAAAACAAGTTTCATCAAAACCCAATTGTTTAAGTTCTAATGCTTGTTCGTATGGGATGAATTCTTTGTTCATGTTATTTGTATTTACCCACCCATTGTATTCCTTGGGCGGTGGTGATTGTTTTGGGTTTAGGTGTATCTGTTGGGAAGTCGTCTATACCACCACTTATTTCACACTCAAACTCTGTTGGGTATTGTGATAGATAAAATTTAAGTCTATTTAGCCCAAACAAAGCTCCCCCAAAATGTGCGTGCTGAGAGGAAGTCCTATTAACGTCGTGAGTAAAATCTAATATTTGCTTATCAAGCTCTAACAGAAATTTCTCACGGGCTTTGTTGTAACCAATAATAAATCCATGTTCGGTAGCATCCAGAATCACCTTGTTATATACTTGTTTAGTCTCACTATCAAGTACTTCTGTAAATGCCTTTTCTGCTTCTTCAACAACATCCTCGGTAGGTGGTAGTAAGTCTACACCTTCAAGGGTGGGTGAACCGTTGAGTGGTAGATGGGCAATGATTTTCTTGTAATGTTTTCTGTGCGTCCAATAGGATTCAGCTTCAGTTATAGCACATCTTACTGAGTTAGTGTCATCTAGATAGTAGTCGTCTATTTTAATCTCTGAATCATCTACCACCAATAGATAGTTGTCGGTTTTAATTAGTTTGTGTGTCATAATGTTTGTTATAATTTTCGTTGTAATATTGTTCAAAGTTTGCATAGTCATTAGTTCCTTCTGCAGCTTCGAATCCAGACTTTGCTCCCGCAACATATGCCTTTCCGAGTGATTCTTTTATCATTTGGTTCGCCCTTTCAATTATCTGGTCATGTTCTGAAAATTCACTTTGTTTGTCGAACCATAATCTTAATTCATTATTGTACCATTCTATTACAGTTTGTTGTTCCATACTTTTATTTGTTTGAGAATACAAATATATGAAACAATTTTTAAATAAAAATGAGTATTTATACCTATTTTTTTTGATTCAAAAGCTGTAAGGGGAGGATTCGAACCTCCACACTGAGATTCAGTAATGAACAAATATGCTGCAGCTTGTGGTCAACCCATATTCATCACCTATTTCTTTGTCAGTGCCCTCGTGACTGGAGGGTGTGTTTGCCTTGGGAGCTACCCATTTCACCACCTTACAATAAAAGAGAAGCAGGATTTACATTTCCTACAGAGACCATCATGTAGAATAAGACCTAAATACCGAATGGCTTGCGGTTACTTCTCAGTGCGGAGGAAATAGGGGTCGAACCTACACACCGCTCATCACGATGACCCGTTTTCAAGACGGGGCCGATACCAATTTCGGTTGATTCCTCCTTTTATCTTTTAGAAACAATATATCCATTATACTCTAATACTTGAATACATTTTTCTAAAAATTCATCTACAGAAATATCACTTTTCATTTTATTTATCGATGAACTTATTAAACCGGCATTTTCTATTGTGTTTTCACCACCTTTGGATGCTGGTATGATATGGTCAATACTATATGATTTAGTTTCATACAAATCAATAGGTTGTCCTGATAAATAACATTTTGGATTTTCACCAACTTTTGATAAAAAATCGTCGAAAGAGAAATTTATTTCTTGTGTTGAGAAAAGTTTTGAACCTTCTCTTCTTTGAAAATCTCTCACTTTTCCAAGAACCCTTTTACCTAAATTGTCTCTATATCTAAATGAGTAAAGTTTTTTTTGTAAACCAAACTCAGGTTTAGAAGTTCTCTTGATATTTCTTTTTTTAGTTTTTTCTTTCTGATTATCCCCTAAATAATATGAAATCGTGGATTTACTACAATTCAATTCTTTCATAATTTTATTATAGGAATATCCTTTTTTCTTCAGCTCAATAATTTTATTTCCAAGCTCGCTCATAATATCTATTTATAATAAATATTGAGTTCGAACTCAAAAGTTAAAAATCGAACTATAAAGAACTATTTCTTCTTCTTGCTTCTTCGCTTTCTTTGTAGATTCTAATCCACGTCAAACTAACATCGACCACCATCATTACGGGGGCCATCACAATAATTGCTAAAGTTTCTAAACCTGGTGATGAACCTATAACGTTATTACCGTGACTTTTCATGTAACTCCTTGTCATTCTGTATATACAATATACAAGTGACACTAAATAAAATACTAAAAACATAATTTGTTATTTAGATACAAAGTTAGTAATTTTGTTTAATGAAAACAACTATTTTAATTTTATTTACGTTTTTTTGTTTGTCCTCTTATTCACAGACAAGTGATATTCTTTGGGTGCCTGACCAAAAATCTTTGGTAGCGTCTGTGAGACCTTATCACTCACCCCTTGGTTTATATGTTGGAGGATATTATACCAAAAAATTTCCGTCCCCTTACATCTACACAACACCCATATCTATCATCAATAGAGCTGGTATAAACTTTGTAGGACCAAAACAACAATGGGGTATCATGGGTGGGGTATATTTCGAAAACACTGAAGATTATAAGAATTTGAAACCAGACCTTTGGATTAAATTTTACCCGTTGAAAATGATTACCGGTGCTACAACAGGTTTTGATTTTTCTATTGGTTTGAATTATATGGATGGAGTTAGGTACGGTATAGGTATTTCTATTCCTACAATCGGTGGATATTGATTATTACAATCCCAAAGTATTTATAGTTAGAAACAACTACAAATGGAAAAAAAAGTCATCATTGAATCAAAACATGACACTTTAATTAATTTTATTGTTAAAGATATATTAAAGCAGTTGAAAAGATTTTCAGTATCTGATTCTGATGAAGAAGAATTGGACTTACCTGAAGAAGATGATTACTACCACACTCCGTTTATTTATGGTGAAAGTTTCCCCTTCTACATAGAACTTTTTTTATTCAAGACAGACCAAAAAAATTACAAAATTGATGCTGATGCACCAATTGATATGGATGAGAATAATATTGCGATAGCGATTTATTTCAATCCCAAAAATCTGAAAAATCAAATCGAAGAGATTAAGAATAATCTTATCTACACGTTGAGACACGAATACGAACATCTTCTACAAACAATACAGGACTACGAAAATGTTACATACCCAAAAACACATAAGTATAGAAACGACAGTTTAAAGACATTGCTGAAAAGACAAGAGATTGAACCTCAGTTGAGAGGTTATTTTCTACAATCGAAGAAGGAAAAAAAACCTTTTGACATTGTGATTAAAAATCATTTGGATAAATTGGAAAAAAACGGGCAAATTAACTTTTTAGGTCCTGAAAGAAAACAAATTGTTGTTGACGTATTGGTTAATTATGCCAAAGAAATAAAACTTCCAATAAATATATCAAATGGTTAACGGACAAGTTTTGGAAGTATCGATAGAGAAACTTAAGTATATTTACAACTTGAATGCAAAAGGGTTTGAAATTACTAATATTGAAATAGACCCTAGTATTTCTAACAATACTGGAAAACTACACATGTACAACGTGAATTTTAATTTGAAATTAAACTCAGATAATGGTCTTTCTTCATTACAACATAACTTGAATAAAGTTTCAAATATATTGGAGGATTTATTGAACGAGTATTCTCTTTCTGAAAAAGGAAAATTGGTTTTCAATACTGAAAAGGATATTATGGTAAATGAACCATATATTCTCAGTGTAAATTCAGAACCTTGGTCAAACCAAACGGAAATTGTTCTATTTTTTACAGTCGATGTTTATGGATAACATCATTTCTTGAACCTTTTTAAAATTTTACTTATAACATCAATTAGGATTTGACCTGCGACAAGAACTACTCCTGAAGTTAATAATCTCTCAACAATAATTTTGGAGGCATTAGTGATACTTGTTGCTCCATGAGCGACTTGTTGTAAGTCGTTGATAATTGGTATTAGAAATGAATAATGAATCATTTCAACAGTTGTACCCAAAGTAAGATTCAAACTTTCCATAAAACTAACAAATGAATCTTTGAGTTGTTTACTCTTTAATAACATTTCTTCGAAGAAACTAACCAAACCCTGTTCTTCAATCTGTTCGTAAAGTTTTTTTGTTTCTTTCTTATTTTGATAGAAATAAGTACAAGCAATACCTAATGTGATAAGGATTATTGAATCCTCAGAAAATTCTAAATAATTGTCTCGGATATATTTGTCCAAAGGACCGACAAAACCACCAATAACAGGACCCCAAGTTATCAAAAACTTGAAATTGAGCCCGAATACTCTTTTAGCTTTGCTAATCAAGTTTACAGTAAATGAATTCAGTTGTTTCATGTTACGGGTAAACTTTTCAGTGTTCTCTGACTCTACTAAAAAATTGAGTTGTGATTCATTAATAAGAAAATCCATACACATAAATACTTAGTGATTATATATTTATTTCTATGATGAATCCTAAATTAGAACCTGGTGATAAAATAATTTTATATCACATGGACGGTGAGGTCAACCTTCCACCGGGAACTGTCGGTGTAGTAGACAGGATAATTGAAGACCCCTTTGATAGAAATGAACAAATCATTTATGTAAACTGGGAAACTGGTAGTAATCTATCTTTATTATCTGGTCAAGATTCTTGGAAAAAAATTAAAAAAGACGTTATTGACGAATCTACAGAACATTTTATTGACCCAAAAATTGACCCTCATGGCAGTTGGATAGAAAAGAATATCAATGTTAGAAGAGCATTCAATATAGAATACCTAATGGAATATATGTTGTTATTGAAAGAATCAGGAATAGTAAATATGTGGGGGTCAGCACCATTTCTTTATTCTGGTCCTGAGCATATAGAAAGGTATTATGGTGAAGGTAGAGAAGATGATGAAACTTTTCAAAAACTTTTAGAAGAATCTGACAAAGCAAAAAATGTTTTTATTGCTGGTTTACTTAGATGGATGGATTTAGAAAATTTAGACATAGATGACATGAATAAAGTCAACAGATACGCAGATAGAATATCTAAAAGTCTAGTTCAGTATTACATACTTTTTCATCCTTAATTAGACAACGGTGCTTTGATTTTTGGATGTGATTGATAATCAATCAACTCGAAACAATCAGGTCTATAGCTTAGTATTTTTTCACTGAATGTTTTTTCCCCCAAGTGTTTCTTGACTGATTCGTGCATGTACCAATTCCTTTCAGTAATTTTTACTTTAGGTAATTCGTATGGAGTTCTAAGAATTTGTTCTTTTGCTTGTTCGATATGATTTGAGTATAAATGAACGTCTCCTAAGTTCCCAATTAATTCATCAGGAACCATTTCCACTTCTCTTGCAATTATTTCTAACAACAAACCATATGATGAAATGTTGAATGGTAGTCCTAAAAATGTATCTACAGAACGTTGATTCCACATGAGCGAAATTGCCCTTGTTGGGACTTTATAAGGTTGGTTATCTATAACAATCCACTCTTTTCCTTCTAAATCTGTTGGTGTCATTTTATCTGTTAAACGTGATACTATCGAGTGTCTTTCTTCATTACTCAATTTTCTCGTATAAACTTGAAATCCATAATGACAAGGTGGTAATACCATTTGGTCTAACTCACCCACGTTCCAAGCATTAACCATTAACCTTCTACTGTCTGGATTTATTTTGAGTTCATGAATTATTTCTTGGATTTGGTCCACATGTTCAACCCCTTTATAAAACTTACTTCTTTTATTCCAATCCCTCCATTGTTTACCGTAAATTGGACCTAAGTCACCCCACTTTTTAGCAAAGTCATCATCAGTTTTGATTTTCTTTATAAATTCTTCTTTGGTGTATTTTCTAATTTCATTATTTCTAGAATCATCTACATCTATTCCAACAAACCCATCTTTATAGTCGAAATAATTTTTTTCATAATTTTTATAAGCATCACCATCCCAAATGTGGCAATCATAATCCAAGAGGAATTTGATATTAGTATCTCCTCTCAGAAACCATAATAACTCAGTCACCATAGTTTTCCATGCCATCTTCTTTGTTGTAAGTAATGGAAATCCCTCACTCATCCTGTGACGAATTTGTCTTCCAAAAACTGAAATAGTCCCAGTTCCTGTCCTATCAGTCTTTTCTACACCCCATTGTAAAATGTCCTCAAGTAGTGCTTGATATCTAGCGTCTAAATTATTCATGATAATACAATTATTTCACCTGGATTATGCACAGGAATATTATAACTAAAGTTATTTGATTTAAGTGTGAACTCGACAAGATTTCTCATCATTTCAGACCTTCCTACAATAATTCTAAGGGGGAGTTCCTTGGAGTTCAAAAATACAAAGTTTTCAACTTCTAATTGAACTTGATGATGAAAATATCCATGTAAATCTAATTCTTTCATTCTGTCTCGTCTGAAATAATGTCACCGTACTGTTCTGCAGCTTTCGGATTTCTATCTTCTAAAATCCTGAATGCGATTTGGAACCTATTTAGTTCTATTTCGCAGGGATACAATTCAGCATACAATGAATCCTTTTGAGATTTAAATAAAAGTATACTGTCTCGAAGTATCTTCACTTCTGATTCGTGTTGTTTGTTTATTTTATATCTCTCAGAGGTGTTTTGAAAAACAACCCAAATAGAAAATATGGTCAGTATAACCACCAAAAATCTTAAAGTTTTATCTCCCATCTTTTATTTGTTTTAATTCATTAAACGCGGTTTCGTATGCGATAACCCTATCAATTTTTGGGTTGTTTAACATAATTAAACCCGCTTGATTGATGACTTCTTTCATAATCCCAAAAACACTAGCTTCATGCAATATTTCTTCAACTATTTCTTCGTTTGTCATTTCTTATTTTTTGTTATTTTGATTATTCCACTCTTCTATGAGATAATGAACATTTGGACAGAGGTGTTCCATCTCGGATAACCAAGACAGAACATCCTCAACGCCCAAATTATAAGATTCTTTCAACGCAATAACAAGCCCTTCCTCATTAAGAAAAGTGGAATGTACGTTCCGTTCTTTTATAATTCTATTTATATCTAAATTGTTCATTCTGTTTCTTTTTGCCAAAAGGGTTTAGAATATTCAGGTTTGATTAGTTTCCAAAGAATTTCATCGATTCTTTTTTTATTACCATCCCAAATTGCAAACATAAGTCCATGTAATTTAGGGTTGGTATATTTTTTTACGTGTTCTGCAAACTCTTTCTTTGTGGGTTCAGGTTCAACGTCATTAAATTTACCATACCTAAAATAATCATGAGATTTACCACATCTTTCTTCCAAAGCAAATTTGTGATACTCCAAAGTTTTCACGGTATGTTTCACCCACTTATCGAATTCATCGGGCACTTTTTCGAGTAGTTCGGAAATGTCTTTACCATTTTTCAAATGTTCCCATATATCATAAGTTGATACTTGAGTTATTATTTTATGGAGTCTAACGTATTCCTCAAACTTTATTTTTACTCTGAAATTACCAGGGTGGAACCTTATAACAAAACCTTCTTTATTATTCTCATTTTTTTCCTTCAGAGACTTATATAAGTCATCAGAAAAATTGAAATGTTGTTCAGTTCGAACCACATCTTCCTTCTTTATTCCATTCATCTTGAATATTGACCTTGATACGGTCCAATGTTGTTCACTATCATCGAACGGTCCCCATTCATAACTTTCATTCATCACAACTGAAAGAAATACAACCCTCTCTTTTTTGCCATAGTCTACAACAATTCTATTCTCAGGATAGATTATTTCGACGAGGTAACCATAATGTTTCAACCAAGAGTCCAAATTATATTTTGACTTCAGAATTTCGAGACCTTTGATTGCTTGTTCGGAAACAAAGGAACCACGGGTTGCCATTATCCACTCACCTTCATAATTTAAAAGTATACCGAGAGAACCATCTAGTTTTTCTTGTATATAAACATAGTCACACATGGGAGGAAGCTGAGATTCTTTCCATTTGTTTCCTGCTAATTCCTCATAGTTGAAAAATTTCTTGAAAGGTCTCACCAATACTTTACCTGTTGCATTGTCGGTGATAACTCCCCTACATTGCAAAGTAACATCGTCCCATTTACTGTCGTATTGTGTTTTACGAGAGTAATTGTAGATAGACAATGGAAGTGAAGGATGGTCATTTTTGACCACCCAACCCTCTTCGACATATTGGTTTAATATTTCAAGACTTAAGTTCATCGTTTGATTT